ATGAAGCTTTGGATAAAAACACTTCTCATGCTTGGAAGTATTATTTTAGTAACGGCAATTGCTGCAGGCGGATATACATTAACCGTTCTGAACAGTACAACAAAAGCCTTTAAAATGACTTACACGAACGCTGGGAACGAAAAGACAAAACAAGTCATTCAGGCGACTGAACCTCTAACAATCCTACTTATGGGTGTTGACACAGGTGGTGAAGGTCGTGGGACATCCGATTCATGGAATGGGAATTCTGACTCACAGATTCTGATGACACTTAATCCTAAAACGCACACGACAACAATGGTTTCAATTGAACGTGATACGATGACTAACATTTTAGATGCTGACGGAAACATTGTTTCTAAGCAAAAGATGAATGCAGCTTATCCCTTAGGTTATAACTCAGGGTCGTCTTCTGACGGTTTAAAAAATGCTGTAAGTTATGCTATGAAAACAATTGGCGCTCAGACTGGTATTAATATTGATAGTTTTGCGACAGTCAATTTTGATGGGCTAGTCAATATGGTTGATAATGTTGGTGGGATTGATATTAACAATACCACAGGCCAAACCCTCTATATTTCAGATACAGAGCCGCAATATACTGCGAAAGTTCCACCTGGAAAACAACATATTAATGGTGACCAAGCCTTAGTTTATACCCGTGACCGACATCATTTACCAAATGGTGACTATGGTCGGGCTGCTCACCAACGTGAAGTCATTGCAGCACTCATGAAGAAAATTCTAGCTTTAGATAATATCACACGCTATGAACAATTTTTGAATGAAGCCTCAAAAGATTTTAGAACTAATATCCCAATTAATGCTTCAACAATTACTTCATTACTAGGTTATAAAGATTGCTTTAACAAAGTAGTTTCTATTCAATATGAAGGCGTTGGTGAAATGGTTGATGGTGCTTCTTATCAATTTATGCCAACAGATATTTATTTAGCGATGCAAAATATCATGAAGAAATCGCTTGATGAATCAACTGTGACCACTTTGCCAAGCAGTTTGATTACTTACGAATCAGTTTTTGGCTCAGGAACAGCACCTTTTTACTATCTTCCTTCAGCCACTGTGACTGAAAAAGGAAAAGCTACAGTGACTTATGGTGTTGATACGCAAGGAAATCTTGTTTCTTTGAATTCTAAAAATTCAGGGAATTATGTTTCAACAAGTGGTGGCTCAGTTCAATCAGATTCAAGTTCTGGCTCCTCTAGCTCAGCAAGTGACTCCACGGCAACCTCAAGTTCTGATTCTACTTATCAACAAGATAGTACCTACAATGATGGCTATAATAATAGTAATGACAGTACAACATCTAGCTATGGAACAGATGATACAAACACAAGTAACTATGGCTACGGTACAAGTCAATAATTGAAAAAAATAAGAGAATATGATAAACTTGTTTCTGTCAGTAATTTTAGCTTAAAAATTTACTGACAGAAACAATTTGGTCCGATAGCTCAGCTGGATAGAGCATTCGCCTTCTAAGCGAACGGTCGAGGGTTCGAATCCCCCTCGGATCATGGTGCCAAACCTCGTCCCACCTTCGTAGTGGGGCATTTTTTTATACTTTTTTATGATTTGTGCCAAATTTGTGCCAAATCACTTATCGTTTATTTCACTAAAGATTTTTTTTATATTCTCATTATCTTTTTCTTCGAGTTCTTTTAGGATATGAGAATATACTGACATCGTCACGTTCAAACTGCTATGACCGAGCCTTTTAGAAACATATAAGATATTTATTCCTTTATAGAGCATTGTAGAAGCGTGAGTATGCCTTAATCCGTGACAAGTAATTGTTTTTTCAAATCCCAATTTTTTACACATATTTCTTAGCTGCTTATTGAGTGAATTATTAGTAATCAAGCCATTCTTGATATTATAGAATACAAAGGAGTGTTCTGGCTTAATTTCGAGCCGTTTTAAAAGCTCTTCTTGCTGTTCCTTATAATTTATCATGACTTGCATAGTCGAGCTGTCAACGGCTAAAAAACGCACAGATTGGTCATTCTTAGTTGGCGCAAAATTATTTTTATAGATATCCCAAGTCCTTTTTACGTATATCTGCCCTTTTTCAAAGTCAACATTATCCCAAGTCAGCCCCAAAAGCTCACTAAATCTCATACCTGTCATAGCAGCAATGTATATCATGAATGATGAAGAATAAAGAGGGTTTATCTTTTCTTTAGATAATGCAATTAATTTTGTGAAGTCCTCAAAGTCTAAATATTTTAATTCAGCACTTTTTGAACCTTTGCCTCCTTTAGAAATTGCTCCTTTTGTAAAATCATTTTTTATAATAAAATCATCAAGTAAATTTTCTAAACTTGCTCTTACATGAACATTGATTTGTTTTACAGATGAATCGGAATGCCCTTCAGCAAATTCATTTAACATCTCTTGATATTTCACACGATTCATTGTTTTAATAGTTGCTGTTGAGAAGTGCTTTTTTAGAACAGATAGTGTGTACAAATACTTTCTGTAAGTTCCGTCTGATACTTTACCTTTTTTGAATATTTCTATCCATTGCTTGAAATGGTCAGTTAGTAGAATATCTTGACTTACGGTATAAAATCCTTTAGCAAGATTTGCTTCAATTTCACCAGCTTCTGAAATCGCATCGGCCTTTTTGGGAAAACCGCTTTTTCTGAGTTTTTTATATTTGCCGTCAGTATCTTTGTAAGATATTTCGTATTGCCAGACTTTGCCTCGTTTAATATATCTTGCCATTGTTGATTTTTACTCACTTTCTTGATAAAATTGAGTACAGTAAAAGACCTTCGTTTGAAGCGTTTTATACTGTATTTGATATTTAATCCACCCAGGTCCGACCAAAGATAGGGTGGATTTTTTTGTTTTATTTTATTGTTTCAAAAGTAATCATATACGAACCTAAAGAACTAGCTACTTTTTTTACTCTTACTGTATGAGTTTCTCCAGATTTCCAATTTAGAACTTCTGTGGAAATAAAATTGAGATGTTCACCAGCCCAAACAGTGTATCCAAGTTCCCCATCAGGGACGACATTATCTACAGTAAAGGTTACAACTTTACCAGTAGTATCTTGGCTTGAATTTAGAGCAGATTCAAATTCGGCAGCTGTTTTAAAGTCAACGGTGGTTGATGAGCTACTATGTGATGTTTTTGAACTTGATTTACTTGTATTTGAAGAACTTACTGAACTTTCTTTTGAAGATGATTTAGTTGTATCACTCTTGTTTGAACATGCAGCAAGTGATAATGTTGTTAGGATGGTTACTCCAATTATTGCTAATTTTTTCATATACTTTTCTCCTACCTAGCTTTTATTGAGAATCAAGGGTTGCTCTTTTACTTTTTTAAATAAAAATTATTGGTAATTGTTGACACAGCTACTGCATAAAACTATCCTTCTTCTAATAGTTGCTGAAATTCTTTTTCTGCCATATTAAATAAATTATAGCTTAAATTATATTGATCTAAAAAAGCATAAACATTAACTGTTTCAATCACATCAAAATAACTTATATAATCTACAATGTATTCATGAAGTTCTTGTTTATTAATTTTAACCTTTATTTCATCTTCAAAAATTTCATTTATAGCTTCATGCATTTCTCTAAATTCTTTAGAAATTATATTGAAAGCAAAATCATAGGGGCAACCAGTAATTTCAATAAAAAGATTGAAGTTCGAGTAGTCGCCACCTTGTTTTTCGAACATATCCCAAAGAAGAAGAATAGCTTCTCTATGCGCACGACTCTCATTTGGATTTGTTGTATCACAATCACCACTTCGATAATTATCATGGTTAATGATATGAGAAAGTTCGTGGGCATGGTCAAAAGGTCTTGCGTATATTTCGTAACCACCTAATCCTAACAAGGGGGAAACCCAAGCTACTTGATTATTCCAGTCCCCCAACCGGTAATCAATGTGTTGGTTTTCAATTTCACAAATTAGTAAACTATTTAGTTCCTGTTCATCCATAGTTTACCCCTTTATTTATTGTTATCTATATCTTTAGCTTTTTGAGTGATTTCATCCCAACGGTCAGCGAAAACAAGACGAATCATAGCTTTGTCTTTTTCTGTCAACGGACGTCCACCAGATGAAACTAATTTATCCCAAACTGCCTCGTCATCACTATTTGCAATTTCTGTTAAATCTATTGGGCCATTGTTAATCTCTTCTTCACGTCCTAATAAGTAATCTACAGAAACATTAAAATAGTCAGCAACTTTAGTAATTGCTCCCATTGAAGGATTAGTTTTTCCCCATCTTCTAATTGTCCCATTAGCAATGCCAATTTGTTCTTCTAATTGTCTAATTGAAATTCGTTTTAGAGCAGCAAGCTCTTTTATTTTCTCGTATAAATCCACTTGAATCGCCCTTTCAGAAGGTACAAGAAAAATAATTGTATGAAATATGTACTTAACTCTTGCATTATGCGTACAAATATTATACAATGGTTCTTGTAAAGATAAAATATATTTTTCGTAAAGAAAACCTAAATAATACTAAAAGAACTGCCGCCAAGCAAAGTTTATTAAGTGTTTTTATAGGCTCTTTAACTATGCCTTTATTGTATGATATTTGTACACACATGTCAAGCAAAAGTAGATAAAATATATTATTTCTTTACAAAAACTTTATTTTTACAAAAAGAAAGGAGAGTTATGACACAAGAAAAATTTGAGAGATATAGAAAAGCGGTGGAGGAATTGAAAGAGCGAAAAGGCTATACAGTTGCGTTTTTAGCTGGCATTGCTTCTGAAAAAGCAGATGCAAAAATTGCTCCAAATAGAATGTCTAATATTTTGAGTGGTAAAGAAAATGGCAAGGCAGCTTTAATTATTTTAGCTGAGATTGTATTTCTTTATGATTTGGAGGCATGAAGAAAGGAAAAGAAATGGAACAAGTTTTAGAAGTCAAGGCTACAATTCCTATTTTAATTCCAGAAGATAAAATTCTTGTGGATAAAATCGAATATCGTGAACTTAAGAAAAAAGACTTTGATGGTTGGGTTGGTATGGATGTATTCATAGAAAAATCAAATCGTTCAAGAACAACTATTAAAAATTTGTTAAATCGTCCAGAGATGATAAAAATATTATCCATAGAAAATGGCGGTTGGGTATTTTATCCGGCAGACGCTGGTAAATGGTCATTTCACTATAAAGAGATGATGGAATTTATAAACAATGAATTTTATCAGAAATTTTCAGGAGGGAGTGGGCTATGACTTATAGATACATCGTCAGTTTAGAAACGGGGGAAATTCTGTTTGACCTATTCCACGACTTAATCACACAAAACATTAGAGCGATTAAACTTATTGCTAAGAAATTAAATGCGGTACTCCGCTAGAAAAGAGAACGAAATATGGAAAATGTAAAAATCAAAGTTGAAATTGAAGCCGAAGGGCTTGAAGAATTAAAAAACCTATCCCAAAAGTTAACGGAACAGGCTGCGGAAATAGCGGATACTATCCATAAAATCAATAGTATTCAATTAGAGTTGAAACTTAATCAATAAGAGAAAGTATTTCAAAATCATAATCATTATCTAAGAGATAGAAATCATAGCTTTCTTCGCTATCTAAAAATCGAACATTATAAAGTATATGTTTGAATTCACTTTTGATAGCTTCTCGTTCTTGAACAAAATTACTTAAAATTTGTAAAGCAAAAAGAGGAGTGTTAACCCAGCTAGGATTATCGTAGCTAATTGTAGAAGCTACAAAATGGTCGAAGTAAGAATTATAAATATCATCAAAACGATATTCTTTATGATATCCCACCCATGTTCCACGAGTATAGAATTTAATTGGAGAACCGTGTTCATCATAATTTATAAATTTAGCTGTAGCAAGCCTACCATTTAAATTAAAAACAATATTTTTATTAATTTTTAATCTCTTAAAAAGATATTCCAAATCTTGGACTTGTGAAAATTTCATCACTCATACCTCCTTTCCATAAAACTAAGCAAATACCGCAAATATCTGCTCACAGTAATTATAGCACTCGGAGGATTAAAACGCATACATAGAAAGGGAAATAATGGAAACTGCAACTAGAAATGGTCGTAAAGTTCGACTAATTCCAACACCAGTTGGTCATAAGCTACAAGATATTGATGTAGATTACAAAAAATTATATGAGCAAGCAGTAGCTCAAGCGACACGATTCTCACAAGAATATTGTGATGAAACTGCTGAAAAACGTTATTGGTACCAACGTGCAATGGAAAATGAAGTTTATCGTGAAGCGTGGGAAAGAGAACATCGTTTTGACAATATCGATTTAATTACAGTAGCAAAATAAAAAAGCCCTCGCAGGCAAATGGAGGTTCTAATGGAACAAGAAAAAACAATTAATCATCTTGGGCAAGTAGTTTATCAAGAGTCAGTGGAATTTTATAAAGAAAAACTCTCAGTTTACTCAAAAGATTTCCTTCAAAATTCGCTCATCCCTCAACTGTATGAATGGTCAAATGCATATAAAGCAGCGGTTGAACTGACAAATTAAAAAAGCCCGCACTAGGAATGCGGACTAAGACGTGATGTGTCTTATAAATTTTATACCTAGATTATATCACGTTTCAACAAAAATAAGAAACGGAGAACGTTAAATGACAGTACCAGTAGTTTTTGAGGGGGGGATTTTACAAAATGACGAGTTATTTTCTTTCCTTAAAGAAGTTGAAAGTAAGATTCCTGATGTTGTAAACAGTAAGGATGATAAAACTTTTTTAAATAACTATAAAAAAGAAATATCAGCAACAATTAACGAAATCGACCTATCAGAAAAGAAGCAAATTGATGAAATGATAGAAGTTTTCAGGGATAGAAATCCTCAAGTCTGGGAAGCTCGTTCTAAGCTTGCTGGAATTGTAACTAAGATTACTCAAATGAATAACGACTTCGATGAGCGCAGAAGAAGAGCAGGATTTGAAGCAGTTGACTTAGCAGTAAATGAAGCCAATGTAGTTTATGGGCTTTCAGGAACTAGATTTGTTTTAACAACAGGCAGATTTACAAGTGTTGATGCACTAACTACAAAAGGAGATTTAAAGAAATCTATCCAAGACAAAATAGATAGTGCAGGTTTGCAAGCTCAGGCTAATTTGGAACAAGAACGACTTTTAGAAGCAGCTCGAATTGCTGAACGAGATAAGCAACAAGAGCTTGCTAAAAAAGAACAAGAGCTGCGCCAACGTGAGCAGGACTTAGCTCGCCAAGAAGCCAACGATACACAAGCTATTCAAAAAGAGTTGGAACAAGAGCGTAATAGGGCAAATGCCAAAGCTCAAGCCGTTGATAATATACAAAAATCACAGGCTGAAAAAACCCAAGAAGTTCTAACTCGACTAACAAAACTTGAAAACTTAATTGATCCAAGCAAAGAATATACTGGAGAATCGGTTTTAGGGCTTATCAAAAAAATTAAAGGACTATTAAAATGACAAATGAAATTCAAGTGACAACAGCAGAACAGTACCAAAAAGCAGCATTAAATACTTTAAAGCGTCAGATTACCATGGGAGTGAATATCCCTAAAAATTTCGATGCGGAAGGGGCGCTAGGGTACACAGCTTTAGCAATAGTCAACAGTGGGTTTACAGTCTCAAAAGAAGTAATTGTTGACACATTGATAAAAGTAGCAAGCAAAGGTCTTGACCCTCGAAAAGACCAACTCTATGTTATTCCTAATAAAAAAGGGCAAGTGATGCTCATGGAATCGTACTTCGGTTACGAAAAGCTTGCTTACGACATTCCAGAAATTGAAAGAGGCAGCATTTTCGCTGAAGTTGTTCGCCAAGGAGAGACGGTTGCTTTTCAAGGACGAACATTGGAGCACGATAAATCTTTTGAAGCTATTGATAACGATATTATTGGAGCTTATGCGAAAGTGAAAATTGGCGATGAGGAAATTGCTCATTATATGTCCGTTTATCAAATAAGTAAATCTTGGTCTAAAACGAATAGTTTGGATAAAAACTTTGTTGAAGAGCAACGTCATAATAATTACGGTAAATCTTGGACAGTAAAAGTTGCAGATACAAGCAAAATCGAAAAAGGAAAGCTAACAGCTTTCAATAAAAATCAAGAAGATTTTCCAGAAGAAATGAGTAAGCGAACGGTCATCAAGGCATTACTCAAACCTATTATTAAATCTTATGCGGAGCCAACCAGTGCTGCAGCATTGGATAACAACGAAGAAGGAACAGTGATTAAGGAAGCAGAAGTTCTTGATGATGATTTTGTTCTTGAAGAGGCAGAAACGAAGCAAGTAGAAACTCCAAAAGAAGAAGTTCAAACTTCAGAGCAAACCGAATCATCGGAAAATAACGAAGAATCAATCGCCGAAGAATTACCATTGCTTTAAAACCTATGAGCAAACTGCAGTCCTCACTAATCCTGAGCAGTAGAATTAGAAATAATTCAACTTTAAGCAAGACTACCTTGGGCGGTAGTGCTCGTATTTAGTCAGCCTGAGCAAGCTTTCAACTGCTCCCGCTTTTGCGGCAGGAGTTCAAGATGATCTATGACGAATACATGATAAGACGAATCATGGAGAAATATGATTGTGATTACGATACAGCAGTAGAGCTGTTTAATGATATTGAATAAACTGTTAGAAAGGAACTATAAATGGAATTTGAAACGTGGAAAAAAATTGAGTTTATTAACTCTCCAAAAATTGTTGGTATTCCAGTAGGCGAATATGAGATTAGCAGTCATGGAAATTTGAGACAAGTTATAAGTGATAATATTCGCAAGAAAGTAAAAATAAATACCACATCAGACCAGCGCCCAAGATATGGTTTTACACTCGATAACGGAAAACGAGTAATGCCATTTATACATCAATTGGTAGCACAGGCATTTATTCCAAATCCTGAAGGACTGCCAAATGTTAAACATATTGATGGTAACAAATCAAATAATTATGTTGGAAATCTAAGGTGGTCGAAGTGATGGAACAAAGTACAAAGTTTTTTAACCAAATACCAGTGCCAATTATTGAAGCTGATGATTTAAATGATTTTGAAAAACTTCTTTTTAGTGAAATATACACGATGGCTAATTCTTTTGGCAGTATCTTTCCTTCAAATGCTTATCTTGCTAAAAGGTACGGCAAAACAACTTGGACCGTTTCAACGACTTTGAAAAAGTTACAAGAAAAATGCTATATAAAAATGGAATATGAATTCGAAGGTAAAGAAGTCAAAAAAAGATATATTTACCCCTATTTAGATTTATCTAATGGGGGTATTGGGAAAAATCTAAATACCCCTAGTGAAAAAACCAAAGAGGGTATTGGGAAAAATCTAAAAGATAATATATCAACTAATAAATCAATTAATAAATCAAATAATAATATATCGGACGAGTCCGATAAAGAGTCTGATTTAGAAACTAGATTTAATAATCTTTGGAAAATATATCCTAACAAAAAAGGAAAACCGAAAGCTCTATTAGCTTATAAAAGAGCTGTAAAATCTGGAACGACAGACGAAGAGATTAAAACGGGTCTTGAAAACTATTTAGAAGAAATAAGAGTTAAAAATACCCAACAAAACTATATAAAACATGGCAGCACATGGTTTAACGGTAAGGGTTGGGAAGATGACTACGATTTAACACCTATTCAAGGATTTAGAAGTAACAAAGTTGTAAAAGGTGCTCCTGAATGGTCTTCTATGAATAAGAAAAGCGAAGAGGTAAAAGCAGATTGGTAAAAGTACCAGCTAGTGCTAAAAAATATGAACTAGCAAAATTTTACGCAGAAACAGTATCAGAAGTTGTTGCTGAAGTTAGTGCCAAAGATTATGAAAATTTTACAAAGTTTATTGAAAATACCAATAAACCTTTAAAAATTACTCCAATTCACTTTATTGTATATCTAACAGGCGTATCTTTAGAAGTTGCAGATGATTATTACTTAAAGAATAAAAAGTTGGAGCATTTATTGACAAAAAGAGCATCTCTGATGCATTGAAAAATATATTGTAAATCACAAATATAACAAAGAAAAGAATAGGTAAAAAAATGAACGAATTAATTAAAATGATAATGAAAGCCGCAATTTCAGCTATTTCAGAAAAAGCACTAAATGAACACCGTGAATGTTTAGATCATGCAATTAGTGATCTAGTTGATAATGGTGGAACTCCACAAGAAGTTGGTGAAGCTGCTTGGTTAAATGGATATTACCACGGTTTAAAAGAAAATTCGAAAGATTAATTCACGAAAGAATCTAAGAGGTAAGTAAATGTTCAATAAAAATCAAATAAGTCGAGGGGAGAGTATCTGTTTTAATGGGAGTGGTTTCTTGACAGTTTATCAAGTTACTAATAAATATTTGGTGGTTGAAATAGATCAATATACCAGAAAAACTGTGAAGTTATCAGCATTTAGAATCGTAAAAATTAATGGTAAATATCATGCATGCGCTCGTTTAGACAGCGTTTTGAAATGAGGTGGAAAAATGTCAACAAGGCTTGAACTGGCAGAACAAAAACTTGCTCGATTAAAAAATGAATTTGCAAGCAAAAAAAGTCCAATGGATGGAGCGCCCTTAGGTCAGCCAATAGTTATGAACTCTTCTGGTAAGAGAATGGCACGTAAATTGCAAAAGCATCAAGAAACAATGTTTAATAAGCTAGACGCTATAAAAGAGCAAGAAGAGAGAGTTGAAAACCTACAGTATCAAGAAAATTTGAAGAAGAAAGGGTTGAATACTAGTGGTGGTCTTGTAAAAAGCGTTGAAAATCTTGACCGTTGGAAAGAACGTGTTAGTGATTTAGAAGCTACTAAAGAATGGTTCAAGAAAAATAAAATTCCATTATCTCAGCAATTTACTAAATTACCTACAGGCATGGAATGGTACTCCTCAGTTAAATTAAAAGATGCTAAAGAAACAGTATCAATGCTTGAATCTATGAAAGTAAAATCAGAGCAATCTGACAATGAAATGTCAGAATTGACAAAAGAGCTAATAGAGAATGGTTCAGTTAATCAATGGGCCAAAAAACCTATTTATTATTTTGTTAAAGGATTAAGAAAAGTTGCTCTAGAAATTGATGAACTGGGAGAATTTAAAGTTTCTAAACGGTACCCAGCAGCAACAGAAGATGATAAAGAATTTGTTGCAAGATTACTTAAAAAATAAAATATTGAAAATGGAGGCGGAAGAATGAAAACACACGAATTAAAACTAGACATCAAGTATTTTGACGATGTGAAATCAGGTAAGAAAAACTTTGAAATTCGTAAAAATGACCGTGATTTTCAAGTTGGAGATGTTTTGGAGTTGAAAGCATGGGATAGTTCTTTAGGGCAGTATGCTTTTAAGAAAGAAGACGAAAAATGGCATAGTTATGGCAGACTTGCTGACACAATCAAAGCTAAGATTCTGAATGTAGTACTAGCAGATGAATACAACAACTTTCAAGAGTCTATCAACGGAATTCCGCAATCAATTAAATGGCCTAATAGTTATCAAGAAACTTATATAAAGACAATTAACGGAGTTTTGAATGACTATTTTTCTACTGACAAATTACCTGACGGTTGTGTGATTCTCGGAATTGAGGTGGTTAAATGAACGATTTTAATCAAGACATGCAAAACCTACTAAATGCTTATGACAGTAATTGGGAAGACTATTTAATATTACGTGAGCAGTTTATCGAAAAATACAGTCTTTCGGTTGAAAAACTCCAAGAAATTAGAGTAGAAGAGCTTAAAGATTTTAATTCGAAAATTTTACAAGCAGAACTTAAAAATCAAAAATTCCAAGAACAGCTTAACACTGCGAAAAAGGCACTGACAGAAATATCAGTTATTCCAACAAAATTTGATGATGGCGGAGCAGGAGAAATTGCGGGTGAAATAGCTCATGATGCACTCGCAGCGATTGGAAATGAAGGGAGCGGCGATGAGTGAAGAAGAAAGACTTCTAAAATTTGAAAATGAGCTAAACTTTGGGATTGAAACAAGAGATGGAACTTTCTATGTTCCAAAAGATGTTGCAGTTAAAGCAGCATCTGAATTATTAGATGAACTTGCACAACCCCAGCTCACGATCCCGAAAAGCATTGCGAAAAAAATTGACAAATTTATAAAAGTACTTCACTTTTTAAATGAATTTGAAGCAATTAAATATTTGTCAGCTTTAGACCTTAATGGAGATAGAACACCGCAATGGCTCAAAGATAACCCCATGCTAGTTTTTGCCTATCTCGCAGGCAAAGCCCTCGGAGTTGATTTAGTGAAAGTGGGGGAGGGATGAAAAAAGAGAACAACTAAATGTTCTCTTAATAATTTTTACCTTAGCTAAAAAAACCGTGAATGAGAAAGACAAGCTTGACCAAGTAATATACAGTAATCAGCAAAGGGTTAAGTTTTTGCGACAAATTAACTAAAGTTTGAAAATTGAAAGAAGGCATATTGCACCTCACTACACTTAAATTTACAGTCTATGACTGCAGTGTGCATGATCAATCTCCTTAATTATTTTTGTAGGTTTCTCATTCAATAACAGTAACCCAAATACATTATAACACAAAAAAGCCCGCTGGGAACGGGCTCAAAAAGTAAGTTTCTTAACTACTATTATACCAAATAAAAGGAGTTAAGAATATATGAGAAGATATGTACTTTCACAAAATGATTTAAAAATTATTGAAAATAAACTCTATTTGTATAAACGAATTGATAATGCGATAGCAGTTAGAAAACAAGAATTAGAAGTTAAAGAAAATCATGACGAAAATATAGGTGGAGGAAGGTCTAATAATATTTCAAAACCAGTTGAAGAGCTTGTTATGAAATGGCAAGAAGACGCTCAAATACAGAATTTCAATAATTTCAGAAAATTGGTTGATGATATGTTACTAGAGCTTGATGACGTTAATCGTTTAATTTTTCATTATAGATGGATTGACTCAAATAGATACACTTGGGAAGAAATTGCTGATAAGTGTGAATTGAAAGAAAGGCAGGTTTATAGAAAAAGAAGGGCAATTTTAGAGCTTTATGATGAAAAAAGTGGCGGTTTTTGGTAAAAATTTGCTAAATGACAGGTTTTGGGTATAGAACCTGTCATTAAAAAAGTGTTTTAATAGTATCATCAAGAAATTGAGAAAAATAAAAAAGCTGTCAGAAATGGTGGCTTTTATTTTGTCATTTAAACGCTTGAATTCCTTGCTTTCAACCTATTATTTCGGTAAGCTCGAGACATAGAAATGAGGGCAAAATGAAAGAAGAAACAAGAAATCTTAAAATTAAAGCAGAGCAAGCAAGAATCTTATATAAAAGGGGAGAGATAAGCTATAGTGAAGCAATTAATTCAATAAAGCCTTATATTGATAAAATAAATAATAAAAGTAAAGAATTAGCTAAAAAGTACAAGCAACGTCCTAGATTAGTAAAAATAAATTCTTTTATGAGATAAAGAAGCCACTGTATTAGATGGCTTTTTTTGTTGGGAGGAAATAGTTTGCAAATAGAATATAAAAAAACAGCTGACCTTATTCCATATATTAATAATCCACGAAATAATTCTGATGCAATTGATGCAGTTGCAAGCTCCATCAAAAATTTTGGATTTAAGGTTCCAATTGTTATTGATAGTCAGAATGAAATTGTCACAGGTCATACTCGTTTATTAGCTGCTAAAAAGCTAAATATGGAAAATGTTCCAGTCATTATAGCTGATGATTTAACCGAAAGCCAGGTAAAAGCATTTAGACTTGCTGATAATAAGGTTTCTGAAATCTCAGAATGGAATGATGAACTTTTGTCAGTCGAACTTGAAGAGCTTGCTGAATTAAATTTTGACATGGAAGAATTCAATTTTAATATAGAAGAACTCAACGATGACAACTATAAAACAACGTGGGATAAAATCAAAGAAAATAATATAGATTCAAACTTATTAGATACCTTTGTAGTTGCTCCGTTTAGTATCTTAGACACTCGACAAGGAAAATGGTCAGAGCGAGATAAAATGTGGAAGTCAATCGGAATTAAGTCAGAAATTGGAAGAGATGAAAATTTGACTTTTTCAAAATCATTGAGTAATAAATCACTGACAGGAACATCAATTTTTAATCCAACATTGACGGAAATAATTTATCGCTGGTTTACTCCAGATAGCAATGCAGAAATTATTGATCCATTTGCTGGTGGAAGTGTTCGAGGAGTTATTGCAAAAATTCTTGGACATAATTACACAGGTATTGAGCTTAGAGACGAGCAAGTCGAAGCTAATTATAACAACGCTCAAGAAATGGGACTTGAAGGAATCACTTGGCATAATGATGACAGTTTAAACGTTAGCAAATATGTTGAAGATGGTACTAAAGATTTATTGATTGCTTGTCCTCCTTATTTTGATTTAGAAGTATATAGTGACAGAGAACAAGATATTTCAAACATGGGCTGGTTAGGTTTTGAAGAAGTCTATACTGAAATTATGAGAAAAACAGCTCGTAAGTTGAAGCCCAATCGTTTTGCTGTTGTTGTAATAAGCGATGTTAGAGACAAAAAAACAGGGATGTATCATGATTTAGTTGGTGTCACTAAAGAAGCAATGAAAAAAGAAGGATTTGGATTTTATAATGACATGATTCTTATTAACAACGCAGGGAGTGCAGCCATTACAGCTAGAGGTTCAATGAAAAATAGAAAGGTTCGGAGATGTCATCAAAATGTTCTTGTCTTTTATAACGGAATCCATAGTGATATAAAAAAATATTTTCCAGAATTGAAAAACATTGAAGATTTTGAATTTGGACAAGAAGATGAATAAATAAGGAGGTTAAAGCATGGCTGGCAAGTTAACGTCCAAACAAGAAGCGTTCGCTTATGCCGTCGGCTTTGAAAATAAAAACTATACAGAAGCATATAGAGAAATTTATACCATAAAGCCCGGAACGCTTGCTAGGACTATTTGGAACAATGCTTCTAAGCTTGCGAATAAGAGTGAGGTTTCAGCTAGGATTGATGACTATAAAAAACAAAGACGAAAAGAAATTTCACGTTCAATAACTTGGGATTATCAGCAAGCCGAAAGAGCTGCAAAACGAGTTTTAGGTAAGAATATGAACGATCTTGTTCGTGCAGAAGTTTTGAGAGAATCATCAAAGCAAGCTACTAACAATGCAATTATTGAATCAATTAAAATCTTAAATGATATTTATGAAAAATCACAAGATGATAATTTGATAGATAAATTAAAGGGAGGTGGGGAAAAGTCGGAAGCTGAATTGGCATCTGAAAAATATGATGAACTTATTAGGGAAACCGCAAAGGCCCGCCTTGACATACAAGCAAGCGCTGGTGATGAATGATTACTTTAATAGTAATTTTAAAACCTTAATTCTTGATGGTGCTGTTCGTGCTGGTAAAACGATTGTTAATAACCGAATATTCTCAATGGAATTGAAAGAAGTTAAGAAGCGTGCTAGCGAACATGGTGTAAAGAACCCTATCTATATTTTAGGTGGAGTTTCTTCTAAAACAATCAGCAACAATATTTTAAACCCTTTGTTGAATGAACAACCTTACCTTGATATCAAATGGGATAAGAACGGTTCGTTTACTTTGTTTGGGGTGAAGGTTGTGCTTGCTTATACTGGTAATATCGGTGGTGTCGGTGGAATCCGTGGTTCAGAAGCTTGGGGTGCTTATATCAATGAAGCATCACTGGCTAATGAGAAAGTGTTTAAGGAAATCACCACACGTCTTTCAGCTCCTGGTGCACGTCTCATTTGTGATACGAACCCAGATAATCCAAGCCATTGGCTCAAGCGTGATTATATTGATAAAGCAAGTGATCCAGAAAAGAGAATCAAGGTTCATAGCTTTAATATTGATGATAATGAGTTTCTAGACCCAGAGTATGTGGCAACTTTAAAAGCACAATTTACTGGGGTCTTTTATGATCGTGCTATTCGTGGACTATGGGTGTTATCTGACGGTGCGATATATTCCAACTTCGATAAAGAAAAAATGGTGGTTGATTTACCACCAGATACTACCTTTCAAGAAAGTTATGTCAGTATTGACTATGGAACATTAAATGCAACTGTATTCAAACTGTGGCGCTTGTATAAGCGGAAATGGTATTGTACTGATGAGTATTATTATTCAGGACGTGAAAAGCAAAGGCAAAAAACAGATGAGGAATATGTCAGTGATTTGGAAGAGTTCTACAAAAGTAACAACTTAAAAAAAGGACAGGCAAAAGTTATACTTGACCCTTCTGCTGCATCATTTAGAACTGCGCTCAAGAAGCGTGGTTTTTCTGTTAAGTCAGCACTTAACGATGTAATCAATGGCATCCGTTGTGAGATGTCCGCAATGAATACTGGATTAGTTTATTGGTCTTCAAAGTGCGATCATACTTTTAAAGAGTTTGGTCTTTATATCTGGGATGAAGCAGCTGCGAATCGTGGTGAAGATAAACCAGTTAAAACAGATGACCACTGCATGGATGCTGACCGTTACTTCATTTATACAATATTAAGAAAGTTGGTAGGAGGATGATATGGGAATCATTCAAAATATCATTAATAGATTTAAACAAGGAGGGGCGAGAATGGGATTTGTCGCAAACCTTAATCAAATAACAGACCATCCGAAGATTGGAGTAAATCCAAACGAATATAAAAGGATTGAAATAAATCGTGAATATTTCAGAGGAATCTTTCCTGATGTTAAATATCGGAACTCATACGGAGAACTTCTAAATCGTCCTTATACATCATTGAACATGGCAAAGGTTGTTTCAAAAACGTTAGCTTCAATGATGTTTAATGAGAAGATGGAATTTAGTATTAGTAAAACTTCTGAGACTGACGAAGAGGCTAATCAGTTTGAAGCAGCTGATAAGTTTGTTCATGAATTTTTGAATCAATGTAAATTTATGAAAAGTTTTGAAGTGTATTTGGAAAGTATGGCTGCATTAGGCGGTTTGGCACTTAGACCAAGTTTTGAAAATGGGAAACCAAGCCTTTCCTATATTCAAGCTCCGTCATTTTATCCATTACATTCTAATACAACGGATGTTCCAGAAGCCGCTATTGCGATTAAGACCACAAGAACAGAAGGTAATGAAATCATTTATTACACATTACTAGAGTTTCATGAGTGGGTGGGTGAGCAATATGTAATTACAAATGAGCTTTATCGCTCTGAAACTAAAGATGAGTGTGGGGTTAAAGTGGCTTTGAATAGTCTTGAGGAATATAAAGACTTACAACCTACGACACTATTTACTGGACTTAGTCGCCCCCAATTTGTTTATATTAAACCTTTTGGAATGAACAACAAGGATATTGATAGCCCGCTTGGACTCTCAATTTATGATAATGCAAGGAACACGCTCAAACAAATTAATGATGCCTATGACCAGTTTAATTGGGAAGTTAAGATGGGTCAACGTCGAGTATCTGTTAATGATTCAATGCTTGAGGGGAAAACTGACCTAGAAGGTAATTTATTGCGTGTCTTCGATACTGATCAGAATGTATATGTTAGTTCTGGTGATGATGCTGACGGCGCTAATATTAAAGACTTAACCACACCTATTCGAGCAAATGATTATATCAGTTCAATTAATCATTTTCTTAAGATGTTAGAGGTTGAAACAAGTTTATCAGCTGGAACTTTTTCTTTTGATGGTCAATCAGTAAAAACAGCAACTGAAATTGTTAGCGAAAATTCCTTAACTTTCCGAACACGTAATAGTCATTTAAATAATGTAGAACAAGGCTTGAAAGAGTTAATGATTTCTATTTTAGAATTGGCTAAAGGTACTATCGGAATAGATGGGAAAGAACTCTATACTGGAGAAATTCCTAGCATTGATGATATTACCATTAGTTTTGATGACGGTATTTTCTTTGATAAGAATGCTCAGCTTGATTACTGGCTGAAAGCTAAGTCTGGTGGTGCAGCATCCGCTGAAATGGTTATGCAACGAGCTTTAGGACTAACAGAGGAACAAGCCAATGAAGTTATTCAACAAATACAAGCTGAATCTTCTCCAACATTAGGTGCTTTGGATACTGGAATGTATGGCGGTAACTGACAATGAAAAAGCCTTTGATTCCAAATGACGACCAGATGACTTTAATGGCAAGTATGGTTGGAGATATCTATACTAAGATGTCCCAAGACCTCATGCTTTCAATGATTAAGCGAATCAAACAACGTGGAACAGCAGACTTAGAGCGTGAACCGTATTTATGGCAACTTGAAAAGCTTAACCAAATGCACATGCTTAATCAAGAAAATATAAATTATGTCATTGAACAAACCGGGATAGCCAAAGACCTTATCAATCGTATTATCAAAAATGAAGGATTAAAAGTATATCAAAATACTTTTGAGCAATTGGCCGAAGATTTGGGAAGTAATGCAAAACATAACGATGTTAGTTCTGCACTTGCTTCATACGTCCAACAAGTCTTTCTTGATTATGACAATTACATTAATCAAACACTTCTAAGCACTAATTACGGCAATAATGAAGTCTTAAAAATTTATCAAGGAATCATTCAAGAGACAGTCGCAAAAGTAGTCAGCGGTGTTTCTGTAGCAGAGCAAGCTGTTAATGATACAGTGATGCAGTGGCTCGATAAAGGCATTTCTTCTACTTTTATTGATAAAGGTGGAAATCATTGGAATATTGATAGTTATGCTCGAATGGTCATAGATTCAACTACTGCCAGAGTTTACAATGATATGCGAATAAGAGGAAGTGAAGAATTAGGAGTTGATACTTTTTATTATTCTATTCATGCAGCAAGTAGACCAGCCTGTGCTCCAATTCAAGCACGAATTGTCACTAAAGGTGCAAGATTTTATTCTAATGAGTTGGGCGATTGGGTTGAATCCTTATCTGATCATGGTTGGGGGAAAGCTGGTGGCTGTCTTGGTATTCATTGCCATCACTACCTCACTCCGTTTGTTATAGGTGTGAATTATTTGCCTGACTTACCTGATGAGTTAAAAAATTTAACACCAGAGCAAGCAAAAGCCAACGGGGAAAAGCAAGCTAGACAGCGTGTTTATGAACGTGCTATACGTAATGATAAGTATAAAATTCAAGCTTCAAAGCTGTTAGAGGATGACCGAAGAGTTGAACATTACCGTCAAATGTTAAAGGCTCATAATCGGGGATTAAATGATTTACTTAAAGAGAATTCATTTCTAGTAAAAGAAACTGTTAAGTTATTGAAAGCTCAAAAAGAAATGCTTAAAGAATTAGCAAAGAAAAATAAAAATTAAGCGTTTGTCACTGACAGGCGCTTTTCTCATGCCCTTAGTGGAAAACAAACGTTTCTTCCTTTTTCGTTTAGTTTGTAGGTTCGACTCCTGCACAGGGCTTAGCTCGCCTAGCTATAAAAGGCAAACAAATCCAAAGCGGAAAGGCCGCTATAAAAACTTGGGAGGTATAACAATGTGGGAATTCATTAAAGATATTCTGACAAAAAACACGGACTCAGAAACTGGGAAAACAGACCTTGAAGCTGTTATGGAAGCAATCAAGACTGAAAGCCCAAAACATGCAGTTCCAAAAGAACAATACAACAAGAAAGCAGAAGAAGTTGACAAACTCACTACTGACTTAGAGAGCGCTCAAAAATCAAATCTAAGTTCGGAAGAATTGAAAAAGCAACTTGATGAATCTGTCAAGAATGCAAAAGAACGTGAAGCTCAATTTAATGCTGACCTTGCTAGTATGCAAAAAACAAATGCAGTAAAACTTGCATTGAAAGATTCAGGCACTGTGAACACTGAATTGTTATTTGGTCAAGTCAATATGGACAACGTCATTATTCAAGATGATGGCAAAGTTTCAGGGCTTGATGACCAACTTGCAACATTCAAAGAATCAATGCCTTATTTGTTTCAAAGCACAGAAACAACTCCACCCACAGGGAAAGTTACCATTGTTGGGAATCCGCCAGCTGGTTCACAGACTGGTGAAAAAACAATGGTTCAAAAAATTCAAGAAAGATTAGGTGAATAATATGCCAGTAGTATTAGACTCAAAAGACTTAGCAACAATTGACAAAAAATTTAAAGAAGATTCTCAAGTTTGGGATATCTTGTCTCAAGGTGCAAAATCAATCACTGCAGCTGACTTTGTTGGTGTTAATGAAGTACGTATCAATAAAATGTCAGGTTTTGTTGATGCAACAAAATATAAACGTAATGACGATAATGCACGAAACAAAATCGACATTGCTAAAGAAACTGTAAAGCTTAAAAACGAAGATTGGTTTGGGTATGACGTTGACCAATTGGATGAGTCAGAATCATCAGCTTTGACAATTAACAATATTGTTGAAGAACATAAGCGTTTGGTTACTGTTCCACATCGTGATAAAGTTGCCATTCAAGCACTTTACGATAATGCAAACAAAAAAGTTAGTGAAACTTTGACTAAAGATAACATTCTTGATGCTTATGATTCTGCAGAAGAATACATGACAGACAATGAAATCCCTGGTGGATATGTGATGTTTGTATCTGCTGCAATTTATCGAATGCTCAAAAATGCTTCTGGCGTTTCAAAAACATTTACAACTAATGAAGCATCAATCAATGGTATCAACCGTACAGTTGCGCAAGTTGATGGTGGTGTTCCTATTGTAAAAGTTGCCAAAGCACGTTTCGCTGGAACTGGTGCTGATGATGCAGCCCTTAATTTGAATTTCATTGTTACTCCTCTTATTGCGGTAGCTCCAATTGTCAAATTCGGTACAGTTGATACTGTCCCAGCATCACAAGACCGTAGCGGTTACCGTGATACAATCAAAGGTTTGGACTACTACGATGCAATTGTATTTGAAAATGCTAAAGACGCTATCTATGTTTCAGAAAGCCCAAAAGCGTAACCCCCACTGGAGTAACGTTGAATAAAACAACGTTAGCTCTTGAAGTTGGGGGAAATGAAACGTTGACAGCGACTGTTGCTCCAGCAGATGCAACTGACAAATCAGTAACATTTACTTCTAGCGATCCTGCAGTTGCTACAGTTACACCAAAACAAGGGAATGTAGTAGGTAAAGCTGCCGGAACAACAACAATTACTGGAACAACAGTTAATGGTTTGACCGTAACTTGTGAAGTAACGGTTACAGCAGCAAGTGGAGGAGAGTAATCTCCTCTTTTATTTTAGGAGGGATTATGGCTTATATCACTTATGATGATTATAAATATTCAGGACTATCAGATATAGACGAGAAAGTTTTTAACAAGCTACTACCGAAAGCCGAGATTGCCTTGGATTCTAAAACAAATTATTTTTATAAAGAAAATGATTTAACTTCAGATAGTCCAAGAAGAAAAGAAGCTTTCATTATGGCCTTGTGCTTGACGATAGAACAAATGGATCAGACAGGAATTATTTCTGATGTTGATGTATTATCACTTCAAAATCTTTCCATTGGTTCAACATCTCTTGGTTTTAAAGACTCAGCAAACCTAATTCAAGTCATCCCAAGTGAAGCGATTCGATTATTGGGGAGTGTTGGCCTTAGGTATTCTGGAGTAGCTTATACTCGTTATGCTAGTAATGAAAGGGGGCTTTAATGTTGAGTGTCCCAAAATTATTCCTACAGCAATCTGTTAAAGTCGAGAAATTGAAAGGGAAAAATGCTTATGGAGACCCTGAGTATTCAGAACCTCTAAACATTGAAAATATCAAAATTGATACTAAAACAACTTTTTCAGGTGCTGGAAGCGACAGAAAAATAAGTAAAGAAACAACATTATTTATTTACCTCTCTTCTCAAGCTAAAGATTTTGTTATCGATGATACTTTTCTTGAAGCTCGTGTGACTGATAGCGGGCAAAATCAATTTGTATTGAAAGAATATGCTCCAAATAAGAATCCAATCAAGGATGAGGTTTGGTCTTATGAAGTGAGGTTGATTTAATGGCAGATGTAGGAGTGAATATTAAAGTTGATTTATCTGGATTTAGTAATAAATTAAGCCCTTATCATTTTAGGAAAGGGGCTGATGCAATGCTAAATCAAATGCTTATGGATATGGATAGGTACATTCCCAAAAAATCTGGTGCATTACGATTTATCGGACATGTTAATACCGGAAGAAGTCAACTGGTTTGGCAGGCTCCTTATGCTCGTGCTCAATATTATGGAAAGATAATGAAAAAGGGTGCGACTTATTCAATTAAGAACTATACAACTCCCGGTACTGGTCCACGTTGGGATTTAAAAGCAAAAGCAAAGTATGGAAAAAAGTGGGCTGAAGTATTTGTGAAAGGAGCAGGATTTGGCAAATGACTTTTTAGAATGTCTCACAACATCAATCAATGATATTCCTGGTCTGAAAATGAAAGCAGTAATGAATTACCCAGACGAAACAGAAAGTCTTGGAGTTTATGCATTACCAGGCGGAAGAATTAGTGGCGGGGATATGCTTGGACGTGTGAAAATGACACTCAATTTTGAGATTGCCATTCATACCAAAAGCATTGAAATCGCAAATAATACAATGTGGGAAATATCAAAAGCTTTGGGTGATTTATCTCTTGATATTCCATCACAGAATGGCTCATATGAATTTGAATCATTAGAGCCAGAAGCACCTTCGTTAAATGAACGAGATGAAAAGGGCTGGTACCTTTTTATTTTAGATTTAACTGCGACAATAATTACCAATAAAGGAGAAATAGCAAATGGCTAAGAATAAAAATGCAAAACGTGAACACTACCTTGCTCCTATTTCAGCAGGGACAGGGACAGATAAGAAAACACCACCAGAAGCAGAGAGTGAAGCGTGGTTACGCTTAGGACTTGATATTCAAACTATCGAGGATAAATCGGACGAAAAAACAGATACTGCGGGTGACTATCTAGGTGATGGTACTGAAGTTGATATCCTAACTGGACGTTCTGAAATTTGGGGCGTTAAAGGTAGCCGAAATAATACGGATGAAGCGCAAAATCTTGTTGCCAGTATGAAACGTACTCAAACAGATGATGATCGTTTACTGTTCCATAAAATTGTTGAAACTAATGGAGATGTTGTAATTGGTGTGGCAAAAGCTATGGCCATTACTGCAGGGTCTGGGGATGCAACTTCTTATGAAGATTTCGCTTGTGATTTGAACTTTGTAAGTCAACCGACAGTTACAAAGTCAACCTCCACACCCAGCTAAGCCCCAGAATGTAACTGGGGTTAAGAAATCGAATGGTGATATAGAGATTTCATACGATGCAGCAATTGGTGCTAAGGCTTTTCTTATTCACTACGGGGATGCCAATACAACTGATCCACACGATGCAAAATATATGGGATATTCAGAAACAACTAAGTTTACTTTAGCAGCTTCTGACATTCCAGTAGGAGCAACTACCGGTGATAAAATTCCATTTTATGTTCAAGCATATAACGTAGTAGCACCGAGTGGAACAACAAATGTTGAAAAAGCGGCAGCTCTACATGATGATCCAAACATAACTGGTTCTGCTTGGAGCACAGTTGTAGAAGTGACAATTTAATACTATTAACAAAAGACTAGGGAATTTCTCTAGTCTTTATTTTTTAAGGAGAAATGATGCAAGAAGTACAAGCAAAAATCCAATCGAATGGTTTTACAGTTCGTATTACAGAAGGAGTAACAATCTTTTTTGAATCTTCTCAAGAAAACGTAACTCGACTGATGTCTATCAATGAGAGTGATTCAGATTTAAATACTTTGAAAAAACGTGCCGAACAAACTTTAAAACCAATTGATGCAAAAATTCAAAAAGCAGTTAAAGAAAATTCTTTACAACCAGGAATGATTAAAGAAAGTATCGCTGCACAAGTTAATATTGCCCGAGAATTGTATGAATATATTTACGGAGCAGGTATTTTTGAAAATCTATATTCTAAAATTCATGACGTTACATTTTGGCTTGAAAATGCTGAAGAAATTTTCCAAGCTACTCTTCGTGGACTTGATGCAGATGCAAAAGCTCGCCAACGTCGTATGCTTAATGCTCAAAAGAAATACATCAATAAGAAAAACAAAAAACGAAAACGCTAGGAGCTGATATGAATGTTCAAATTAAACGACAAACTTAGGGAACAGATTTCCCATGATGGGAAAGAATATCCCGTTGATTTGAGCTTTGATAATGTCTTGGATGTTTTGGATGTGTGGAATGATGGTTCTTTTGAGCCAGAAGAAAAACTCATAACCTCCTGCTCCCTTTTGTTTGGCGAAGATATTTTAAAACTTGTTCCGATAGATGATTTGATTGTACTGTTTGAACAAATAAAAGAAGAAATATTTAGTGAATATGAACCAATTGAAACCTATGATGTATTAGGAAATCCAATGAAGAGGAAATCAGCGCAAGCTGACTTTTCTCTTTCTTTTGATGCTGAATATATCTTTACAAGTTTTGTTCAATGCTATGGCATTAACTTACAAAAAGAGTTAGGTAAACTTCATTGGGATGAATTTAGAATGCTTTTGCGGGATTTACCTCCAGAAGCAAAACTGAATAAAGTTCGAGAAATCCGTAATTGGAAACCTGATAAAAATTCTACCGCTGAAGAAATTGAAAATATGCGTGAATTACAAGAAATTTATGGCCTACCAGAAGAGGAAGGAGGGAATGAATAATGGCAGATGGAATTGTTACCATTGATGTCTTACTCAATGATGGAACAGTTGTTAAAGGAACTTCAGATATTTCCAAAGCACTTCGTCAAATGCAAAATGACGGAGAAGGTGCCGGGAAAGGTCTTAAACAAAGTTTGGCAGTAGGTGCTGCAATGGCACTTGCTCAAAATGCAATAACAGCGGTCGCTAATGGAATTAAAGCTTTTGCCAAAGCATCAATAGGAGCCGCGGCAGACTTTCAACAAACAATGAATCTAGTTAAGGCAAACTCTGGAGCTTCTGCATCAGAAATGGCTAAACTTAATCAATTAGCTAAAGACTTGGGAGCAAGTACCAAATTCTCAGCAAATGAAGCAGCTCAAGCAATTCTAGAATTAACTAAAGCTGGTATAACTCCGGCGCAAGTTCAAGCTGGAGCTTTAAAAGCTACAATGGACTTAGCGGCGGCTTCAGGAATGGACTTAGGTGATGCAGCTAATATTACTGCCAATGCTCTTAATACTTTCCATTTACAAGCAGATAAAGCTTCAATGGTGGCAAATGCATTGGCTGGAGGAGCTAACGCTTCAAGTGCTGATGTTTCTGACTTGGCTCAATCTCTTGCACAGGTAGGACCAGGAGCAACAACCGCTGGACTTTCACTTAATGATACTGTGGGAGTTCTAGCTGCTTTCTCTCAAAATGGGATTAAAGGTTCTGATGCTGGTACTTCTCTTAAAACCATGCTTCAAAACCTAGTGCCTCAGTCTGATAAAGCTGCAGCGGCAATGGAAAATCTTGGCTTGAATTTCACTAATGCAGATGGTTCATTTAAGAGTATTTCAGAAATTGCTGGTCAACTTCATGATAAACTTGGCAATCTTACACAAGCACAAAAAACTCAAGCACTTCAAACATTATTTGGTTCTGATGCATCTCGAGCAGCCGCAATTCTTATGAATGAGGGAACTGCTGGTGTAAATAAATATATTAAAGCAACAGAAGACCAAACAGCGGCACAAAAAATGGCTGATGCATACATGCAAGGTTTCAATGGTACTTTGGAACAATTAAGCGGTTCTGCTGAAACATTGGGCATGTCATTAGGTGAGCGAGTGCTTCCGGCTTTGACAAGTGTAATGCAAGCAGTATCACAATTTCTTGATTTGCTTTCTAAGAATATGGATGTTGTCGAATCATTTATTGTAGCGCTTGTTGCTGGAGCAGCAGCCTTTTCTGCTTATGCAATTATTGATGCAGTTACAACTTCAATAAGAGCATTTCAAAAAGCTAATGAAGGTGCAACAGTTGCACAATGGGCGCTTAATGTTGCAATGAAAGCAAATTGGGTTGGAATTTTGGTGACTGCAATTGCAGCACTAGTTGCAGGGTTAGTATATTTCTTCACTCAAACTCAGACCGGTCAAAAAATTGTACAAGAAGCATGGAAAGCTATTCAATCGGCTATGTCGAGTGTAGTGGCATGGTACAATTCAACATTTTTACCAACTGTCCAATCAGTTATGCAAGCTTTTGAACAATACACATCAAAAGCTGTAACTGCTGTAGTTCAATGGTTTACTGGGACTTTTTTACCAGGCATGTCAAATGCATGGGGAAGCTTCAAAGGTTTTGTAACAGAAGCTATCCAAGCAATGCAACCTTTTGTAAGTTTTATTAGTGGTGCAGTTAGCACTGCTATTTCTTTTTTAGGAAATCTTTTCAAAAGTGCAGGTTCAGCCATTAGTAATTTCCATGTCAGTGCAATAACAGTTGTAGGAGTTCTAACTTCAATAGCTGTTGCTTTTTATGGTGTTTCTGCCCCTATAGGGCTTGCGATAGGATTAGTAACAAAATTCATTACAGCTTTTATTCAAACAGGAAGTGTGAATGGAGCAATCCAAGCGATTGTCGATAATATCGTTAGCATGATTAATACAGTTGGACAATTGTTACCCCAGTTTATCCAGATTGGAACAAATTTGATTATTAGTCTAATCAATGGAATATTGGCAGCACTCCCGCAGATTATATCTGTTGGAACACAAGCAATAAATGGATTAGTTCAAGGACTAAATACAGCAATTCCTATTGTTACTCAAGTAATTACACAAGTTATTACAGTTTTACTAAATGCGATACTTGGCGCTTTGCCACTGATTATCCAAGGTGGCATTCAATTACTAAACGGACTTGTTTCAGGGCTTGTAACTGCAATTCCTTTACTAGTAACGGCGATGACCACTGTGATTACTGGATTAACCAATGCAATTACAACAGCACTACCAATACTTATCGCAGGAGGAATAACACTCTTAAATGGATTAATTTCGGGGCTTATCAGTGCGCTTCCTTTATTGATTAGTGCTGCAACACAATTAATAAACGGATTACTTCAAGCAATAGTTGCTGTTCTACCGTTACTAGTCACTGCTGGAGCTACGATTTTAAATGGACTGATTACAGGAATTATCCAGCTTTTACCAATGCTTATTTCTGCAGCCCTACAGATTATTAACGCTTTGATCAATGCGATTATTCCATTAATTCCATTAGTTATTAATGCGGGTATTCAAATATTAATGGCTTTAGTTAATGGTCTGATTTCAGCACTTCCACAAATCATTTCAGCGATTGTGCAACTCATTACAGTCTTACTTAATGCAATAGTAACTTTACTACCAGCAATTCTGAGCGCAGGTATTCAAATTATCGGTGCTCTTGTCTCAGGTTTAATCAAAAATCTTCCAGCTATTCTTTCAGCTATCGGTCAACTGATGGCTGCTTTGCTAGGAGCAATTATTAAACTTGTCCCAACGCTATTGAGTGCTGGTGTTCAGTTAATTTCGGCTCTTGTAAGAGGTGTTCTTCAATTAATGGGAAGTCTAGCCAGTGCTGGTGGACAACTTATTCAAGGGTTGATCAATGCTTTAGTTCAAAAAGCAGGACAAATTTGGGGTTCTATTTCCGGATTCTTTACTAGCATCCCAGGTAAAATTGCTGGAGCTTTTGGTGATTTAGGTTCTATTGGTTCTAACCTTGTGGATGGAATTATACAGGGGGTTTCAGGAGCAGCAGGGAGGCTAGCAGAGTCAGTAAAAGATATGGCAAAAGGAGCTGTAGATAAAGTTAAAAGTTTTCTAGGAATCCACTCTCCATCTCGCAAATTTAGAGATGAAGTCGGTCAGTTCATCCCTTCTGGGATTGCTGTTGGTATCACTGCAAATGCAAGTGATGCAACTAGAGCACTTGCAGACTTGAATCAAAAGATGATGGCAACTGTCACACCCGAAACTGCTTTAAACATCGGAAGAAGTGGGGGAATTTCAAAAGCAACTGCAATAATGGGTAAATCCTCTGGAGCAAATGTTTCAAGTTCTACAACAACAAAATCAGCAACTATTCAACAAACGATTTACGTTCAAGAGAATCCAAGCGAAAGAGAACTTAAGCGCCAGACCTTGAATGGTCTTCAAGAACTAGGTTATCAAATAGGATAGGAAAGGGGAATTATGGCTAAAGTTAAAATGACTTATACCAATGTCAATGGAAATACAATTATAATGGGGCCTTTTGCCCCTTTTCGTTTAATGGATTATTCAGGATTTGGTTTACCAGAAAATAATATCAGTAGTGAAAAAGTATTCGGAATGGATGGAGAACAAAAGATACATTCTTCTTTATCTTATCGTGACTTAGAAATAGAGGTTTTAGTACAGGGAACATCATTTGAAGAAAGAGAGAGTTTTAAGCATAACTTGATGTCCGCTTTTAATCCTAAATTGTCAGGTACTCTAAAATGGGAAGTTCTTAATACTGCTTATGAAATTGATGTAGAAGTTCTGAAAGGTTTTGATCCAAAATATCAAAAAGGTACAATTCAATTAAGGGCACTAGACCCGTACTGGAGAGATGTTTCTAATATTGATTACACAGTACAATTAGGACAGATAACAAATCTTTTCGTATGGCCTTTGATTATTACTCCTGAGTATGAGTTTGCGACAGTAGATTCGGGAAAGGAAATAGAGATTACCAATCAAGGGGATGTCGCGATTGGAATGGAAATTAATATTAAATGTATAGCAGAAGTTATCAATCCCCGATTTATTAATCTTTATTCTCAAGAATTTTTTTCTTTCAACCATACTTTTAAGGCCGGTGATGTTATTTATATTAATACAAATCACGGGAAAAAACAGGTGCTTGTAAATGGTGAAAATGGCTTTTCAATGCGTAAACTAGGCTCAACGTTTCTTCAGATTGATAATCAAGCTACTAATTATTTTAAATTAGAAGCAGATGATGGAATTGAAAATATGATAGCGGATATGAAATATAATCCATTATTAGTGGGGGTGTAAAGTGCAAAACGATTTATCTATTGAGATTTTTTGAACGACAATCTGGTTTTAAATATCTGTCAAGAGGAATACTAGATACTTTTAAAAGTTGTATTGTTGTTTGGAATGCTTACTCTTTCAATACTTTCCAATTAACAATACCACTTATTCCAACATATCTTCCTTACTTTATTGAGGAAAACATTCTTTCGATAAAGGACTGCTATTTCTATATAGATGTAATTAAATTTGATAGTTCTCAGTCAAATCTAATTACAATAACAGGAAAAAGTTTATTGGGTAAGGCAAAAGATAGAATCATTAGATCTACCTATTCGGTACTTAATAAAAAACCAGAGCTGATTATTTATGATCTCATCAATAACCACGTTGTAACAGGAGCGGGATCATCTCGCTCTTTTAATTTTCTCTCAATTCAACAACCAGATGATTTACAAACTACTGCACTTAATTATCAAAATAGTTATGGAAAAGTTAGTGAGGAAATTTCTTCACTGGCAGATAGTAATCAAATTTGCATCCGAGAGTTGGCAACAAATTTAGAAAATCCAGCTGCTCAAATTCAGCTCTATAAAGGGCGAGATTTGAGTGGTGACGGTGGTGTTGAATTTAGTTTAAGTGATGAAGGACTTAAAACAGAAAATATTGTTAGGGATAATTCAGATTTATCAACAACTGCTTATGTTTTTGGTGAAGGAGAAGGAACTGCTCGAAAAAATGTTTTAATTGGAGACGGCTTTACAGGCATTGAACGTCGTGAATTATATGTAGATGCTCGTGATTTACAACAAAGTTCTACAAATGATAATGGTACAACAGTAAACTTAACAGATTCAGACTACAAGGCTCAACTCATGCAACGAGGACAGCAATCCTTAGCAGAGCGTGTTGAAGTCATCCAGTTAAGTGGTGAAATTAATTTTAATAACCTTAATTTTCAATATGGAAAAGATTATGAAGTTGGAGACACAGTTCGAGTAACTAGCCAAAGATTTGGTATTACAAAATCGTCAGTTTTAACATCAATGCAAGAAACTTGGGATGCGGAAGGTGGATATCATTTAGATCCGACTTTTGATAAGGATAGAGTTTCATTAATAAAAAAATTAACAAGAAAGTAGGTAATAATTATGGCAGTATGGGCGTTCCCCTTTGTATCAGCAAATGGAGATAGGGCTTATGGACCAGCAGATTGGATGCAGTTTTATGCTAATATTTTTAGCACGGGAATTGTTCCAAATACAGGATTACCAGGGTACACGGGTTTTCAAGTTGTTCAAACAGATACACCCTCTTTAAATATTAATGTAGGTTCAGGAGTAGCAATTATCAAAGGGGGGCAGATTATGAATACTGCCCCAAAATCTTTCCAAGTTCCCGCTCCTCTTACATCGCAAGCAAGAACAGATTCACTTGTTATTCAGTGGAATAACTCCTCTCGTTCAGGAGATGTTATTTATAAAACAAATAGCACACAAGTTACCCAAACTGCAGATGTTTATGAATTACAAATTGCAACGATAATTGTTCCAGCCAATGCATCAAGTATCGCTCAGTCAAATATTACTGACACTCGTGCTGATACTAAAGTTTGTGGATATTCTAGCCCTTATGAATCCATAAAAACCGGTGATTTATTGGCGCAATTTAAATCAGAGCTAGAAGCAAATGGAGTTGTGTTTTCAGAGTGGTTTGAAAGTATAAAAGGTCAACTTTCAGAAGATGCGGCAGGTAATTTGCAAAATCAAATCAACACTTCCATTCATGATGGTGGGGAAATTCCTGAAGGTACTGATTTGAATGAGTTTGTTAATCCGGGCTTTTATTTTAGTGCTGGCCTTGTTCCAGATTCAACAATCACAAATTTACCTTTAGAGGTAACAGCGGCTTTCTGGGGACAAGTTATTAATTATAAAAATGAAAAAACTGGTGCTTTTAGACAAGTCATTTTTGATAATGATTCTGGAGCAGAATATCAAAGAAGTAGTAATGGGGCAAATACTAGCGGTTGGGGAGAGTGGCAAAAATTTATAACTGCTAATAAAGATGGAGTAGTCAATATAAAAGACTTAGAGGTTACTGGTAAAATTACGCAAAATATCTCAGCATCTATTAGTTTCCCCATTGGGTACGGAGCTAATGTCAACGCCCGAAGAACTGGTAATCTCGTTGAGATTCTATTTTCAGGACAAAACTCTACTCAAATTGCGGGGGGAGCTACGATGAATGAAAAAATACCAGATGGTTTTAAACCAGCAGATGTTACGTCAATTGATTTCTTAACACCAGGTAGGCATTTAGATACTTACTACTATTTTAGTCCTGATGGAAAGATTCAATATTCAGGGGAAACTTTACCTGCAAATTCGTACTTACGCGGGGTAAGGACATATTTCACTGCTGACCCTTGGCCAGCTGAAATATAGAAAGTTGGGGGTATGGATGCATTAGTACACGAAGGGTGGCAATTTTTCAAGCTTATTATCGATAATTGGGCCGCACTTCTTATAATTTCTGGTATTTTTGGATGGATGTATCGAAGAATGACCAAGAAACAGGAGGAGCAATTAAGAATACTTTTAGTAGTCATTAAACGTGTTGAGCTTGGAGAAGCAATTAACCATGACTATGGCTTGCAAATTGTTAGTGGTATTCTTGATGAATATACAGCATTAGGTGGTAACCATTATGCTCACGAAATTTATGAAAGATACAAGAAAGGGAAAGAAAATGATTTCAAATAACAAAACTTATAACATTATCAAATGGGCTGTTTTAACAGCCTTGCCAGCACTTAGTGCCTTTATTGGAGTAATTGGAAAAGCTTATGGTTGGGAAGGAACAGATTTAGCGATTATCAGCTTGAATGCATTCACAGTATTCTTGGGAACATTGGCTGGAGTAAGTGCTGCTAAGTATAATAGCCAGTCGAAAGATACGGAGGAGAATAAATGAAAAAGTTAATTAAAAAAGCTGCCATTGTAATGGTAGCTTTCTTTGTTGTTGCAGCAAGTGGACCAGTGTTTGCGGCAGTCGGTGACCAAGGGGTGGACTGGTCAAAATATAATGGAGATTATGGTAATTTTGGCTATGACCATGATAAATTTGCTTTTAGCCAAATTGGCGGAACTTATGGCGGTTTATTTGTGGACCAAGCAACCTATTCAACGCAAGTTGCATCTGCAATTGCTCAGGGTAAACGAGCGCATACTTATATTTGGTATCAAGTCGGAGGTTCGCAAGAAGTAGCAAAAGCAGCACTTGACCGCTACTTGCCAAGAATTCAAACGCCTAAAAACTCTATTGTTGCATTGGATTATGAAAGTGGAGCAAGTGGAGATAAACAAGCGAATACTGATGCGATTCTTTACGGAATGCGACGTGTAAAAGCGGCTGGATATACTCCAATGTATTATTCTTACAAGCCTTACACTTTGGACAATGTTAATTATAAGCAAATCATCAAAGAGTTCCCTAACTCACTATGGATTGCGGCATATCCAAATTATGAAGTGACACCAGTTCCAAACTATAGCTTTTTCCCAAGTATGGAAGGGATTTCAGTATTCCAGTTCACATCAACTTATGTTGCTGGTGGACTTGATGGGAATGTTGACTTAACTGGAATCACTGACAAAGGCTATGAAGGTGGGAACGCAACTAAACCTGATACTGATACACCAGCCACAGATGATGGTAAAGATGCCAACGAAGTGACACCAAGTGAAATCCAAGAGGGCATGACTGTAACAATCAAGTTTAGCGCCACAAATTACTCAACAGGCCAAGCAATTCCTAAATGGGTAAAGGAAAATTCCTATAAAGTTCTTCAAAAATCTGGCAATAAAGTCTTGCTTGATAACATCATGAGCTGGGTTGCAGCAAGTGATGTTCAAGCGCTAGACACAGGCGGAAGTAATTCAACTGGGAACACTCAAACTCACATCGTCCAATCAGGCGATACTTTGAGTGCAATTGCTTCAAACTGGGGGACGAACTGGCAAGAATTAGCACATCAGAACAGTTTATCTAATCCGAACATGATTTACACCGGTCAGGTTATTCGCTTCACAGGTGGTCAATCTGGGGCTACATCACGAACTTACACAGTACAGTCTGGCGATAACCTCTCAACGATTGCTCAACGCCTTGGAACAACTGTCCAAAGTTTAGTTTCAATGAACGGTATTTCAAATCCTAATTTGATTTATGCTGGTCAAACTCTAAATTATTAAAATTAACCCTGACTTCGGTCAGGTTTTTTTGTTTCGAAAACACAAAAAAAAGAGGGGCATGCCCTCAACAAATGTTCTACAACGTTTGAGATAACCTCGAACCGAACTTAAAACGGGATCTCGTCCCTCTCTTAATTATATATTAACGTATTATTTATTATAAGTCAAGAAAAGAGCTAATTTTATTGTTTATTATCCCTAAAGCATTAGTATCAAGGGTTCCTATAGGGTATCCAATTAGCCTGTTTTTCGATACGGTACGTAACTGTTCTATTTTAACAACCGAGTCACTTTTCAAAAAAGTATAACTTGATTTAGTTAATAAAAAATGATGTGAATATTTTAATCCTGAGTCAGGTTCACCATATTTTTTATACTTAACTGTTGTAGATATCGGGGCAATTACAACGTGAGAAAGGCGTTTATTTTTTTTTGAGGATGAGATAACTAAAACAGGTCTTTTTTTATTAGTTTCTGAACCAACATTTTCCCCTAACTCGCACCAATATATCTCACCTTTTTCTTTCGGCCAATATGAGATGCTTCTGCTATGTTGAAAAAAAGTTAAAGCCAAGCTTTCTTTTACATGCATCCAAGTATTAAGTAACTTTAATTTGTCGTCTACAATTGTCAT